CCGGGGTCGCCATTGATGCGGCAGGGGCAAACAGATGGGCGTAGACCGGTGACCGTTCCGGGTTAATGGTGAAGGTCGCCGGTGCGCTGTTCATCTGATGACCCACTTCATGAATCTCGCCGCCGCGCATCAGGAATTCCGCCGTCAAGCGTTCAAGGTTGGCGCGCTCGACGTTGAGTTGCGGCGAGTGGATTGGCAGTGGATCACTGCGGGTATCGTGATAGCGCTGCATGTCACACCCCCGCGATATCAAGACTGATCGGCTGGTATTGATCGGTGTCGCCAACGCGCTCATACACGCGGATGTAGGACTTGGAACCGATCACCTGACAGGCTTCGCCAATGGCCTGCATGGCGCGCTGCCAGCGCTCGTCGGCAATCTCCAAGCGGCGCAGCGCCAGCACTCGCGCCGTGCGAATGTCGCCTCTGGTGTCGGTGCGAAAGGCATCGTTGACCAGGGTCACCACCTCCGGCCGAGCCCCGGCAGTCCACTCTTCAAGGCATTCGTCGATCAAGGACCGGGCTGCCTGGAGGCGTTCGTCGAAGGCGATGCTTTCCTGAATGGCCCGCTGGATTTTGTAGCGCCCATCGAAGCTGATCAGGCTGACGTTGCCTTTCTTTCCGCCCAACTTGGCGCCGTATTCCTCGGCGCTCATATCGACGAACGCGTCGATATCGCCGAACGCGGCTGCCTTGAACAGGGCCAAGCCTTTGCTGGCTACACGGGCTTTTTCGACCAGTTCCAGCACAAGGGCATCGCGGGCAAGGTCAAGCGGCTTGATCATGCTTTCGGCAACGAGACGACGTTGCGCGTCGACGCGGTAGCCTTCGGGGATGGTGTGTTGTTGTGCAGTCATTTCGGGGTTCCTTAATGGAGAGTTGGGCGAGACCAGTCGGCAGGACGGGCGGCGCTGATGGGTTCGCGCCATTCCAGGGTTACGCCCTGGAACAACACGGTGTAACGGGTACTTCCGGCGCTCGCGTGCCGCTGGTAGCCGCTGACGGAGCGGGCGTTGATCAGTGCGCGACCGGCCTCGGGGTCGATGGTCAGTCGGTTTTGCACCGGGTCGAGGCTCAGCAACCGGATACGCATCGACTGCAAAGTCCGTGCGGCGTTGTTGAACACTCGCAGGTGTTCGGCCAGGGACGGGGTCAACACTTTTAGCGGCGTGCGGTTAGTGGAGGCGAGCATGGTCAATCTCCTGATGGCAGCGGTCGGGGTTGTGAGTGCAGTGCTGGCAGGCACGCCAGTGCTGCATGGCTTGCGGGTTGTGGGTCGGTGCCGGTTTTTCGCGATAGATTTGGCACTGATCGGTGGTGACCACGTCCTCCAAGGCCACGCACTCAATGCGCCCGAGAGTTGCCATGACGCGGCGCTCGACACCGGCCGTGCTGGGCGATGCGTAGCGGTTGGCCAAGATCAGGCTGACGGCGGTGCGGCTCATACCAATGCGCTGGCTGGCTTTGGTTTTGTTGCTGGCGGCGACTTCGGCGGCGAGCAGGCGCACGAACAGCGGCGGCTCTGGTCCCCAGGCGGCGAGTTGAACGCTCATAGATCGTCCTCCGCAGGTTCGGCCTGTCGGAACACGACTTCGCCCAGGTTAGGGTCGAAGACCTGACCGATGCGCTGAATCATGGGCGGGCGTGGGCCGGTGTATTTGCCGTGCCCCAGGCGGTAGCGGGCCTTCTTGCCTGGCTTGCTGGCCTGGACCTCGACGACATAGCCCGCACGCTTGAGCCATTTCAGGTAAGAGCGGGCCGTCCAACTGGTGGTTGGCACCACAATAGAGGCTTGCGCGGCCAGCTCATCGGCATCCAACTCTCCCAAGATGCGCAGAGAGCGCCACATGGCTTCGGTGCCTTTTCCTGCGGTGCTGGGCTTGCCGTCGCGAGTGACGGCGGGCGCCTCGGCCCCCACGTCCTTGAGCAGGCGCAGGGTCTGTTCTTCAAACTTGGCTCCGTCGATGACCTCAACAAAACCACCCTTGATCAGCGATTGCAGGTAGCTGCGCACGGCGGTGTCATCGGTGCTGGCACGACGGGAAATTTCATAGGCTGTAAACCCATCACGGCCTACACGGATGGCTTCCCAGATGCGCTGGCGATTGCCTTTGGTGCCCTGCATTTCCAGATCAATTTGTTTGCGACCACGTCCCCCAGCCATTACACGCCCCTCCGTACCGGAGCCTCGCCGGTAAACCAGCCACGATTACCCCAGCCAGCCAGGTCGATGCTGTCCATGGCCATGGCCTGGGTTTCGCCGTAGACCTTGTAAAGGTTGACCGCGACGCGGCGCAGGCAGCCGCGCACCTTGTGGCGCAGGTCTTCCAGCAGATCGTCGGCAATTTTCAGAGACGGATAGCTGGCTTTGGCCAGACTGCGCAGGTCATCAAGGGTGGCGGGTTGAGCAGGCACCCACTCAAGCACCCGGTTATGCAGGCGCTCCAGCTTGGCCAAGCTGCTGGGCACACGCTCTTCACCGATCAGGACGATGGTGCCCTGACTGGCGTTGTAGATATCGGTCAGGACATTGGCCACGGCTTTTTCGAGCAGGTATTGAACGTCATCGATCAGCAGCGGACGGCCGCTACGGGACAACTGTTCGGCCACCTGATCGACCATCACCGACAGCGTTTGGCCGGGGGCGATGCTCATTTCTCGCAGGATCGCTTGCAGGAAAGCTTTCTTACTCCAGGTGTCGCGGCACTCGACGTAGTAGGCGCGGTGCAGGTTGGCGGCGAAGGCTGCTCCCACGCTTTTGCCCAGGCCGCTGGCGCCGTACATGACGACCAGACCGGGCAGGCCCATCGGGCGGGAATGAGCCCGCTCAATGGCGGCGGATAACAGGCCGACGTTAGTCAGAGGAACGATTTTGGAAACACTCATGTGAAACTCCTTAAGGGCTTGAATTAAGCGCGAGCTTGTTCCGCGAACTCGAACATGCGGCGGATTGAAGCGAAGTCCGGGTGGTTGGGGTAACGGCTGTGCCACTGGGCTTCTTCGTCCGTCAGCACATCGCCTTGATTCAGGCGATCAGCGAACTGGTGCCAAAGGTGGTAGCGGGCAGTTGGGTCTGACGGCAGGTCGAAGGTCGGGGTGTGCGGCGCGGCCAGTTGGGCAAAGCGTTGGGCTTCGGCGAGTTGCTCAGGTGGCAGCTCGTAACTGCTAGATACGGCCGTGATGACGCGCATTTCAACGTCTTGCCCTGTGATGGTTTTGGCCTTCTTCACCAATCGGGAAAGTTGGCCGCGCTCGCGCTTCTCGCTGGCTTTCTCCAGCATGGTTTTCGGCATGGCTGGGCTTGCGTTGCCATCGAGTAAGGCCTCGCCGATCAGTTCGCCGTCCAGGGTGTGAACCCACACGCGGCTTGAGTCGCGGAAGTCATAGGCCACGCGGACCTCTTCACCGTGGAAGCCGTCCAGGTCACGCAGGAAGTAGGTGCCGCTGTTCCATTGGACCTGACAGCGATGAACGATGCGTTCAACTTGTGGACGGGTCAGGCTTTCTACGATGTTGCCGTCAGCCAGCAGTGGCTCCCAGCCCTCGGCCTCTGCCGATTTCCAAGCCTCCATTGGGCTCTGATTGCGTTTGCGTAGACTCTGGAGGTCGCGAAATTTCGGCAAGCCACGGTGCGGACGGTGGTTGTATTCATCCAGCGCACGTTGCAGCTCGGCAAAGAACACGGGGAATTCGGGTACGACTGTCGGGGCGATGCCCAGGGCAAGCTGTTTACGTGACAGCTTGTGGGTTTTGGTGGCGGCTTCCTTATCCATGTCGGCGCCGATGTAGCTGTCGAACGCCTTGGCGAGCCTGACCAGGATGGTTTTGTGTGGTCGCTCAATCACGCCCCGTGCCTGGGAGTTGTAGGGCAGCGAGTGAGTGATGGTGCCGCCCAGGCGGTCGTTGACTTCGTAGACGACGGCGTTATCAAAGCCGCTGCCGTTGTCGACGTAGAACACTTTGTACATGCCGCAGCGGGTGACGCTGTCACGCATCGTGTCCAACGTGGCCAGGGTCGATTCGGCCAGGTTGACCGAGAAGCCGACGATGCGGCGCGTGGCCCAGTCGATGACCATGGTGATTTCCGGGCGGAAGATCTGGCCAGTCAGCGGGTTGATGACCTCGGCGTCAAAGGTGTGGCCGTCAGCCACCCACACGTCATTCGGCCAAAGCATATCGGCCTTGCGACGGTTGTAAGCTTTTAGAGCGTTCAGTTCATGCGGCCCCATGCGCCCGTGTTCACGGACCGAGGGGCTTAGCTTTTTCAGCCAGCGCCGTACAGCGTGGATGCTGGGGCAAACGCTGATGCGCACTTCGCCGTGTACTTGCTTGAACTGCTCGTATGCCGCTTCGACGCTGGGTTTCTGCGGACGCTGGTAGTGCTTGAGGAATTCCCCCGCCCAGGCCGGGACGCTCATGTCTTTCTGTCGACGTGCAGGTGCCAGACCGGTTTCGCCATGGGCGCGGTAGTCCGCCAACCAACGCTTGAGGGTGCGCTCGGAAAGGGAGCGATCTTCGGTCTTGCGGTCGTTGGCACGGACTACGCGCTCGGCCAGGTAGGGGCTGAGGTCGTTGGATTTAGCGAGGGCCACCAAGGTCAAGATGGAGCGGTTCTGGCTGACTACCTGGCTCATGCGTTCGATTTCGCGGACGAAGGCCAGGCGTGCGGTCATGACGCAGGATTGTGAATCGTTTAAGCGTGACGCTTTTTCGGCGTCACGTCCTGCAAGAATGACGTGCGGTTCGATGGCCTGTTGGGGGGGTTCGTTGACGACGGTTGCGGTGATTAGGGCTGTTTGCGTTTCTTTGGGCAGAATGGCGAAGGCGTATTCCATGGCCTTGCTACCCAAGCGGCGTTGGCCTTCCCAGCCTTCACGCTGAGCCAACTTACGGATGCCCTGCACAGTCCCCGGCATGTTTGGCAAACCGGCAAGCTCCTGTGCGGAGTACCAGTTACGCATTTTGATCACCCAGCAGTTTTTTCAGCTCGCGAGCTTGCCGAGTGGCATTGGCAGCGACCCGCTCAAGTCGGCCTAGCTCGGTGTCGAGTGCTTCGCGGCCATAGGCAACACGACCACCACGCAAGTGAACTTGCCAGTTTGTCAGGATGTGACTGGCGCAGACCTCCTCCAGTAAGGCCGCTCTATATAAAGGAAGATTGTGATCTGCCCGTG